CTTTATAAGTTGTTGAAGTCGCATCTCCTAATTGCTTCATTGAAGTTTTGGCTTCCTTAGTAGCATCTCCGAAGGCTTCCATTGCACCCTTAAAATCTCCTGAAAAGAATTTTACTGCCGCAATGTTTAAATCTATAAACGCTCTTGCTAAACCAAAAATGGCATCTTTAATTTGAGTACCTACTCCTTCAAGTGCCGCAAAAATTGCCTTTAATTCTTTACCACCTGCAATAGAAGATTGAAATGCTTCGTACAAGAATTTTAATGATACAACAATGGCAGTAATAATTAATCCAACAGGATTAGCCACTAATTGCCACATTTTTAATAGTAAGCCATTACCAGCTTCAGTTGCTGCTTTAAGACCGGGAACTAACTGAAATGCACCACTTTTAATGGCATCAAATGCACTAGATTTATCGCCAGTCTCATTTAATGTTTCATTTAAGTTATTTACCTCAGCTTTAGCATCTTTAACACCATTCTTAATGTCATTTAAAGCCTTTGTCGCTTGAGTAGCATTGGTGGTAACTTTTAATTCGACTACTTTTTGCTCTGCCATTTCCAGTTGCGTTTAATTTGATTAAATCCTTTTTTAAAATTAATTGGCAGTTCATACTTACCTTTTGCAATCTCTATTGTTTCACTTTGTGCATAGTGATTCTGCGTTGTCAATAAATCTAAGATAGCTTTTATCATATATCTCTAAAGTCAGTTAATAATTCTAAATCAACTTCTCCACTTGTTAAATCAGTTGTAAACGTGTTAATCGTATAACGCTTATCTCTAATAATCACACGATCATTTACTTTAATTTGAGAAAGCAAGCCAGTTGGAAACATTGCTTTAATCTTTAAAATCCTAGACTTATCGCTAAAGATGTTATCTAAATAAGATGAATAGTAATTCTTAAATAATGATTCCTCTTCAACGTCTCCTGTATAGCTTGATTGATCCGCACCAAAGTTTAGCGTGTAATTTACAGAACTGATAGAAGTGTCTTGCCCAAATATATTTGCAGTTGTTTGGCTAGTTGTTGAACCTCCATCATTAAAATAGTATTGCGACACGGTTTGAGTTGAGCCATAATCGTATAATATAACTGGCTTTGGAATATATGGAATATAGCTAGGCTTTAAAGCATACCCAACTTGCATATTAGTTCCTGTAAACTTCGTGTGCAATATATTTTCAAATGGCAATTCTATTGTATATTCTTCGCCATCATTATCAAGTTCATAATACAAATCGCCATAAGGCACTTTTGAACGTGACATAAATTGCTCATTCAAAAATGATTCGCCTTTTTGATATTTAAAGTTTACTTTCTTGTATGCTTTGCTTCGCTCAATATCAAATTCATCGCCAATGATATAGGTAGTTATATCACGAGTTGTTCCGTTTGTGTACCAGTCTTCTAATTGTTCAATTTTAAATACTCCTGCAACTTCAGAATAACAAGTCAAATTAAACATCTTTAAAATTCCGCTAAAGAACTCTTCAATTGTCATCTCTGGCATATACTGAGCCAAATCCATTGTTGTTGTTGTAGTTTGGGTAGTGCTTTGCGTAACCGTTAAATCAGTCATCTTTGTGTAAGTGCTACCATCTAAGCGACCTGTTTCGTAATAGTAAACAGATGTAAATGAGATTGCAGCAGTAGATGCGATATAAAACGTATAAGCTCCAGATTCCTCTAAAGGCAATTCCAAATACATTGGAGATGTCTGAGTTAAATAGCTCTGAGTATTAATTACAACTCCATCCTTGTAAAGATAAAAGTAAAATAATTGAGCATCTTGCCCAACCGATGGCACACTAAATGTAATAGTGATGTTTGATTGTGCTTGATATTCTGGAGCAGTTGGCTTTACATAGTTTAGCGTATCGCTATAAACGTTAAAAATGCCTTGAGTTCCAGTTGTTGAAGTGTTAGTTTGAAAATTTAATTTATTTGCAATTGTCTTTAGCTGAAATGCTTCACTATTTTTTAGCCACAAGAAAGCTCTTGTAAATCTTGCATCACTTAAAAAATCGCCTGTAAACGTTACTCCTAAACTTGTAGCGATTGCATCAAATACTTTGCTAACTCTAATTGCTGGAAACAAATCAGAATAGTAAATTGGTTGAGTGTTTTTCTTAATATCCCAATTGTCTTTTGTTGTTCCGTTTGTGTTATATGTCCAAACGTTTAAAGAAGATATTAATGGAAACATTACATCGTTACCAGCTCCACCAATTACACGATTCTTTACAACCGTTCCTGTATAGCTAAAATTATAAGAACTTAAATTTAGATCCTTTAAGAATTTACCACCAAAAGCATCTTTTAATGAAATAAGAGAGCCAAAGAAAGTTAATTGATAATTATCTGGATAGCCTTTTTTATAGCTAACCTTCTCTAATTGAATTTTGCCTTTTCTAAAACTGATTGTATCTAATTCAATAAACGCATTCTTTCTTGTTCTAGCATCAAAACCTCCATCTATTGCGTTTTCATACCAATGCTTAAAGATTGCGTTGTTATGAGGCGATGCAGGAACAGTAAACGATTGCGAAAAGTCAGTATAAATTTTAGATATATCATTAACATCTTGAACGGATGAAGTAACGCTAATCTTCTCATCGTTGAATAATTCAACCCGATTAACTAATCCGCTTGCATCATCATAAATATAAAGAGCTACAATTACCATTAAATTACGTTATTAATTAAGCTGAAACCATATTCAAATTCCATTTCGTAATTTATATTCTTATCTCTTAAAGATGTTTTTAAATCACTTTGTGTCGTTTTAATCTCAGCAGGTTTGCCATCTAAAAGGATTGTCTCTGAAAGCATAAGATCCTGAATCAATTCATCATAGTTTTGATTTACCCATCCAGTATTTAAACGAATGCTTTGAACTCCATTGATATTAAAAGATTTTGTCTGTGCCTTACTTGTATCGTAATTAACTGCACTTGGAAGCATTCTGTAAGTTGTTCCTTCGGTTTGTATGTTATTAGTTTGAGCTTTAAAAAAAGTCAAAAACTGCCATCCACCATAGCGATTAATAAAAGCACATTGAACTGTAGTATATCTAGGCTCACAAATAGGAGTTACTACAAATGTTTTAGTTGCATCTGTATATTCTCCAGTTGGTCTCCATTGAATTGCTAAAGTATTCCCTTTGTTATATTTAATCGAAGTCGTTCTAAATGGAATCTTAATAACTCCTTTGTCTCCTGTGTCGTATGTAACAGTTATTTCGTTTCTGCCGTGCTTATCTTTGTAAACTGCTCTAATTTCAGCAGGAGATGTTAAATCAGCATACACGTTTACATAAGGATATTCTGCCTCCGCAATTCCTTCTTCGTAAGTAATCTCAATGTTAGTATTAGCTAAAACCACAAACTCATCATTTGCATCTGTCTTATTATAGCCATCGGTGTAAAGGGTATAACCATTAACACCTGCGTGAGTAGTTGTATCTAATAACGTGTATGAGCCAAGCGTTGCTTCTTTGTAGCGTTTGATTTTGATATTAACCCACATCAACTCAGTTGTATCATCTGGAGCTACGTTGTCAATATATTCACGAACGTATGGCGAAATATTATAAACGTTTGCTCTTTGTGATGTGGAGGCAATAGATTTAGAAAAAGTATAAGTTGCAGTAGATGGCTCAGATGTTCCATCATTCCACAAGAACAATTCTATCTTAGATCCTAGTTGGCTAGTTTCGTTTACCGTTATAAAATAAGGGCTTCTTGCGTTAATAATCATTTTGGTAAATTATAGCTAATTAATGTATCTAAATCTTTGCTGAATGCTTTTAACAAATCAACATCAATATATTTTTTATATCCTGCTTCAAATGGCTTTGTAAAGAATAAACTTGGCTTTAATCCAGTTGCAAAAATACTTCTAGTAATAATAAACGCAGTTGATTTATAAGTTATATATCTACCGCTTTTCTTATCTCTAAACTGAATGCCTCTTTGTTTTACCCACTTTTCAATTCCTTCAGTTAATCCGCCTTTTCTTCCTGTTCCACTTCCAAACTTATAAGGCGAGTCTGGTGCTTTATTAGATGAAAATTTACCTTTAACACCTTTGTCTTGGTAAGCTCCGTAATCATCCATCGTAAAGCCTAGCAAGAAATAATCTTTATCAGTTAAGATTTCGCCTTTAATGCTATTATATAAGCTCTTAGAAACGTTTTTGCCTCCTTTTGTAAGGTTTGATTTAGATTGTTGAACTACATAGTCCTTAAATCTTTTTACAACGGCACTTGTTTCATTTAAGTCCATTAGCAAATAGTCATATCATTCGGAACTATTACATCAAAAGTAAGAGTCCAGCCTGCAATCTTGTTTTCAAATCTATCAGTAAATGGTTCAGCGTTTGGCTCTCCTGAAACTATCACTTGCGAAGTGTAAAGTGAGCCACGCATTAAATCAGCAGTAAGTTTTTGAGCAACTGATAAACGTGTATTTAATACATCTTGCTCATTATCATTACCTTCCCAGATGTCTGTAATCTCTGATTTTGAATCATCTACAATATCCATAAAAAGTATTGAGATGTTTAAGCTGGTTGTAACCTCAGCAAGCGTTGCGTTGTTTACAATAATATGCGACAAAGGAAACATTGTCTGCTTGTTTAAATCAACTGCAAAGATGTCTCCAATAGAAACCGTATTAATAAAAGGATTAGCTTTTAAATAGGTTTTTAATGTATTAACAATATAAAAGTATCCGTTCATTATTTTTTATTAATCATTTTCATTTCTAATTCCGCCTTTTGCTTTTCAAAAGTCAAATATGTTAGGCTTTGATGAATGGGTAGTTTGGCAACTTCATCAAATCTTCTAACATCTCCTTGAGCGAGTGCATATAAACTTGAGTACCATCCCCAGCGTTTTCCAAATTGTGCTTGTTCAGAATACTCTGTACCTGCGGATTCTCCTCCAAATAGGTCATCGTACTTTTCAATAATTCGTTGCCTAAATGATAAAAAAAAACATACGCACCTAAAGCAATGTCTAATGGCATCTCTTTTAATGCCTCACTATATTTGTCTGAGCCTTCGTAATCTTCTATCAAATACTTCTCGCCTAATCTTCTTGTAATTGGTCTATAAAGCACCGCCATCGCTTTGTGCATATCTTTCCAATCAACAATATAGGTATCAAGATCCACATACTCGCCAGTTCCTAAATCATCAAGGTTTGGGATAAATCCGTATTCAACACCCTTTAATTTAAAGCTCTTAACGAGCTGATGCTTCTTTGTAAACTGCTCAAACATCTTTGCAGTAATTTCATTTACCTGCTTGTATTTGATAGTTGCAACATCCTTTAAATCAATATCGCAAAAAATCTGCACCATCTTTTGACGCAGAAATTCCCCATCCTCATTATCCTTTGCGATTTTAACAAATTTCTGGTACTGGCTTAAACGAATCTCGTTTAAATCAGTTGGAATCGTTATCTCTAACTTCATATTGTATAAACGTTAAGTTGATTTTTTTGTTATTAGTACACGAAATACTGCCCTTTGTTGGGATTAGACAAGTGATAGAACACGTTGTAACGTATGGCATCAATTGCGTGATTGTAGTTGTCAATGACCAATCCAGACTTCTTATCTGAGTAGATGTAGTTGTTAAGTTCTTTTGCAATGTTTTGAGAGTTAGGTTCTAAAACTATTTCATAATCCTGCATCAATGCTAGTCCAGCAGTAATTGATCCTGCTCCTTTCTCGGTTGCAACAATATTACAACGCTGATTGGATAACTCTGCAATAAGTCTAGGCTCTGCACTATCTGCTACGATTAATCCATTGCCACAAACCTGCTTGTTAATTACTGCAATCTCGCTAGTCGTTAGCTTTGGCTTGTATAAATGCTCCTTGACATAAATCTTACGCTTGTTTTTATCAATGGCAACCTCTACTAGGGTTGTAGGATCGATAGAGAATCCAAAGTCTTGCCCAAAGGATGTCTGTAAATTATCAGGATTAAAATTACCAAAGCTCCAGTTAGTAAATACAACTCCCTCTGCTTTATCTAGCCAGCCTCCAAGAATTTGATGCTGGTATTTCTTTCTATTTTGCTCTTTAAGCGATTCAATTTGTGTAATGAATGAATCACTTAGATTCTCAATGTTATCAAGGTAGGTTGTATGTATGTAAGTTGTGTCTTGCTTTGTAGTTGATTCTCCTGCCTCCACACCACGAGTTTCAAAGAATCTTTGATAGATAAAATGCTCCTTTGTTGTAGGGTTAAGAATAAGAATTACCCTGTTCTGCTTTGTGTTATGTCTTACTGATAAATCAATCTTATCAAATACATCCTCATCTACTAACTCTTCTGCTTCATCAAGTACAAATGTAGTTACTCCAGAAAGCGATTTTAGATTAGCGGTTTGAGTTCCTGATGAAGTCTTGATTCCTTTAAATAGAATCTTGGACTTAGTTTTTAGATTTATGATTTCATCCTTTGTAATTGAGAAATCATTCTCTAGTCCAGCCATTTCTATCTTTTCCACAAACTCAGGAATAATTGAGATATGAGCCGACACTAAGGTATAGCGAGTAAATAGTATAACGTGTCCAACTTCGTACGTTAGAAGCAAAAGGAATGAGTTTAAAGCAAAGGATTTACCTGAACCACGACCTCCAGTAATAACGTAATACCTTGAATCGCTATTGAATAGCGGTATATATTTTTTGTTTAAGTTTATCACTTAAAATTTAACAATGTCCTTAATGTCAAAGTCGTTGATTGTATGCGTTGTATTCTGGTCAACTACCTGCTTAGGCATACCAAATTGATACTGAAAAAACAGTTTAACTGCCCAGTCTTTGTGATCTTCTAATGCTTGTGCAAGTACCGCAAATGCTTTAGGCTCTAAAGGTGTGAGCTTTTCGATAAGAGATAACTCTTCCGCTTTGCTCTTTCTTCCTGCACCTTCTCTAGCACCTCCTCTTTTTTTATCTTCCATCTGAAAAAAATTGATTATTCAAACTAGAATTTTACACCTCTAGCATCGGTGTTTTTATTAATCAAATCAATTTCCTTTTGATTATTATCGTAATGAGTTGCAATGTTTAGTCGTTTGATTGTTTCCCATTTCATTGCACCATTTGTAAAAATTACTTTGTTTCTTGGAATGCCTAACTCTTTAGCCAAAGCATAAACTTCTTTTGAAGCTGACTCTTGTCTTCTAGTAACAATGTAAATGTTTTTCTTTTCAGACTTTAATCGCTTGTAAAGTGCTTCGCCTTTTGATGTATTTAAAGTATCATCAAAATCTATTGATACTTTTTGAGAATCAACTGCTAAAAAACCTGCTGCAATAATAGCCTGATAAACTTCAGTTGCTTTCTCTTTGGTTTCATAGATACATTTACCTTTACCTACTCTCCATTTTCCGTTAGGACATTCTAATACTGGCATCTTAGTGTTCGTTATAAACTCTTCTTAATTGTCCTATCATATCTCTCCAGCAAGATGGACAACTTGAATCTTGGAATGGAGTATTAAATACTGCTAAATAAATACGTTGTAGATCACGTTGAATTGCTAGACTCAATGTATTATGATTA